ATTAGCTGGAAAGGCCTTGCCGTAGATTGTGATTGGAATGTTGGCTCTTCGGGTACCGTAGTACGGTACGGTCGGGGCCAAGGCATGGGGACGAAAGGATCGTTCGCGATCGCTTCGGCAACCAATACCATATTCATAGAGATGTTATTAACAGAGCTCTATGGAGATGGTAATAAACATAACATGTTCTACATAACTGTAGGAGATGATATGGTTATCCAGGATCCTGAGGATCTACTGCGAAGTAGATTCGAGGAAATTGGTGTTCCAATCAATGTTGGTAAGAGTAAGATGGCAATAGATGGGAAAGCTTATGTCGAATTTGTAAGCAGAAATGCCTACGAAGGTATAGATTACTCTATACTATCGCCGCGTCTAGCGGCTAAAACCCGATCACAAGCATTCTACACTAGAACATTCGTGAAACATCTTAATGAAAGATGTTCAAGAGGGTTCACCTTAGTTCAACTCTTTGAGATCATGGATCTCAAGGAAGGTGTTAGAGAGAAGAATCTTCTCCTAAACTACCTATTTGAACTCGCTCTCTGGGGACAGGATAATTCTTACGAACTTCCAACCCTGGAGCTAGGTGATGACTTTAAGGCAATGTGTCTTTTACAATATGTAAAGAACCTTTACCTTAAAGTTGGGTTAAGAATTAGTCGCTGGGTCAATGACCCAGGGATGCGTTCCACCCTCATCAAAGTCGAACGGTTAAACATCGAAAACCTACGGATGAGAGCTCAAGAGCCATCATCCGTCTGGGAATTCGCAGTTAATCAGAAGTATACTCCTAATCAACTGGAGTCTCTGATCATCTCAGGCCGAATGTTTCGGATTAAAGAAGATCAACTCGAATCCGGACTGAAGTCCTCGACTGAGGAATACGTCCAGAAACAGCTTTCGCCCGAGAAGCATTGTAGCAATATTGCTAAACTTTTACATTTAGTTTTATTACTAGAAAAACAAGTTATAGCTACTACCATGCGTATGGGAACGATGGCGAATCTTATAGATGATGACACACGTCATCATAAGGTTAACCTGGAGCTATTTAAATTTTTAAATAGCGGTTTAGACCCTAAGTTACTTTCTGAAGAAGACATTGTCTTATCTCAGAAAGCCTTAAACTTGTTCCAGTTCACTCCGGTAATAACGTACCTTGACGGTATGTCATCGGATGAAACATCGGACTTCTCTGTATCCTCGGTATGGAAAGGTTTGAGTAATATACCCAAAGCC